ACCGTGCATTTATGAAGAGATTAAACGTTATGGTCAATCCACAAAGAAAATACGTGATAACAACCAAATACAGCATTGACTAATTAAAGTCTTTGTGATAGGATAATATTATGAAAAATGTAAAAATAATACGTTTACAAACCGGTGAAGATATAATAGGTGACGTTTCAGAGTCGCAAGGCTTGGTGACTATCAAAAAACCATTCACTATCATACCAATGCAAGCACAACCAGGAAAACCAGTACAATTGGTTTTAACTCCTTGGATGCCTTATACAGATGATAGAGAACTTACTATTGATGATAGTAAAGTCATAACAATGGCAAAACCAAAGTCTGATATTTTAAAATCTTACGAACATAATGTAAGTGAAATAATAACTTCTAAACCAGGTTTAATAACAGAAACAAAATTACCTAATCTTTAAAGTGGTAACGGTATATTTTATAAGGGCTAATAATGAAAAAGTCCAAGTAGATGTATCAGAGGGTACTACTTTAATGCAGGCTGCTAAACAGGCAAACATTAGAGAGATACCTGCTGATTGTGGTGGTAGTTGTGCTTGTGCTACTTGCCATATATATTTAAGTAATGCTTGGACACATATTCTACCTATTAAACAAAATAGTTTAGAACAATCATTATTAGAATATGAACCTGGTTATAAAGAGGGTGTGAGTAGATTAAGTTGTCAGATACAATTGACAAAAGATTTAAATAATTTGACGGTGAGATTAAGAGATAATGAACTTTTATAAAAATGTAATTGAACACAAAGGTAAACTTCTTATTCGTGGTGTATTAAACGGAAAAGATTACAAAGATAAAATAGATTTTGGTCCTACTCTCTACGCCCTATCGCAAGAAAAATCTAAAATAAAAAATTTACAAGGTCAGTATTTAAAACCTATAACATTTAACGATATTAAATCAGCACGTCAATTTAGAAAAGACTATGGCGCACAATCGCCATTATTCGGTCTTGAACGTTATCACTATCAATATATTGGTAAGAATTATCCAGACGCAATAGAATGGTCAAAAGACCATATCAAAATATTTACATTAGATATTGAAACAGCTTGTGAAAGTGGTTTTCCAGATGTAGAAAATCCTATTGAAGAGTTATTATGTATTACGGTAAAAAATCAATCTAATAAACAAATTATAACTTGGGGTGTTGGCGACTATCATACAGATAGACCAGATGTTACCTATGTAAAATGTAGAGACGAAAAACAATTGTTGTTTGAGTTTATGAAATTCTGGTTAAAAAACTATCCTGATATTATTACAGGTTGGAATACTAAATTTTTTGACTTGCCTTATTTAATGAACAGAATTAAATTAATTGCAGGTGATAAAGTTGCAAATAGAATGTCGCCTTGGAATCTAATCAATCGTGAGGAGATTGTAGTAAGAGGCAGACCACAAACCGTTTATCAATTATTTGGTATCGTTATGTTAGATTATCTTGACTTGTACAAATGGTTTATACCTACAAGACAAGAGAGTTATAGATTAGATTTTATTGGTGAATTGGAACTTGGTCAAAATAAAAATGAAAACCCTTATGAAACATTTAAAGATTTTTATACAAAAGACTTTCAAAAATTTGTAGATTATAATATTCAAGACGTAGAAATAGTTGACGCATTAGAAGATAAGTTAGGTCTTATTGACTTATCTTTGACCGTTGCATATGAATCTAAAGTTAACTATGATGATATTTTTTCGCAAGTTAGAGTTTGGGATACCTTGATTGCAAACCACTTGATGAAGAAAAACATAGCTGTGCCACCTAGAGAAGAACACTCTAAAGAAACAAAATATGAAGGCGCCTATGTAAAAGAACCTCAACTAGGCGGCCATAATTGGATTGTGTCGTTTGATATTAATTCACTATATCCACACATTATTATACAATATAATATTTCACCGGAGAAAATTATTGGTTCGTCTAGTAAAGGTGTATCTGTAAATAAAATGTTAGCAAATACACCACTTGACTTTTTAAAAACAGAGGGTGCTTGTTTAACTCCTAATGGTGCAATGTTTAAGAATGATAGTCAAGGGTTTCTACCTGAAATGATGGAAACAATGTACAATGAACGTGTTATATTTAAGAAAAGAATGTTGAAGGCAAAAGCAGAATATCAAAAGACAAAAGACCCTAAACTAGTAAAAGAAATTTCACGTTGCCACAATATTCAATGGGCAAGAAAGATTGCCTTGAACTCAGCTTATGGTGCAGTAGGCAATCAATACTTTAGATACTATGATGTAAGACAGGCAAGTGGTATTACAACTGCTGGTCAATTTATTATTCGTTTCATAGAAGATAAAATGAATGAATATTTAAATAAAGTATTACAAACACACGGCAAAAAAGATTATATTGTTGCCTCTGATACAGATTCAATTTATGTTTGTTTAGATAAATTAGTAGAACAAACTTGTAAAGGTAAAACAAATGACCAGATTACAGACTTTATAGGTAAAGTTTGCGACAATAAATTAGAACCATATATTGAAAAATGTTTTGCAGAATTAGCCGACTATTCAAATGCTTTTAAAAATGCAATGGTAATGAAACGAGAAGTAATTGCTAATAAAGGTATATGGGTTGCAAAGAAAAGATATATGTTAAATGTTATTGATGAAGAAGGTATTAGATTGTCAGAACCTAAACTCAAACTTATGGGTATTGAGGCAGTTAAATCATCAACACCACAGGTTTGCAGAGGTAAAATTAAAGACGCAATCAAAATTATTATGGGTAAAACTGAAGAAGACCTACATAATTTTGTTGCAGAATTTAAAAAAGAATTTAAAGAATTGCCACCAGAGGCAATTGCTTTTCCTAGAAGTTGTAATAACTTAAAAAAGTATCGTGATAATTCTAGTATTTTTATCAAAGGTACACCAATTCACGTTAAAGGTGCGTTGATATATAATCATCAAATAAAAGAGTTTGGTTTACAGAATAAGTTTCCTTATATACAAGAAGGCGACAAGATTAAGTTTATCAAATTAGTAGAGGCAAATCCTTTTAAATTTGATGTTATAAGTTATATAACTAGTTTACCTACGGAGTTTAAATTAAAACAATATGTAGATTATGAAACACAATTTGAGAAGACCTTTTTGGATCCTATGCGATTTATATTACAAGCAATCGGTTGGGAACACGAACCAAAGGCAAGCTTGGAGGCATTTTTTGGATGAAGAAGTTTAAAGATAGTGTTGATGACTTTTTTAAATGGGTCAAAGGCACAGAGTTAGTAGAGTTAGATGATATTGATGTATCTGAAGACCCGGTAAGACCTGAATTAACTTTAGGTTTTAGAATTACGAATGGCAGAAAAATATTTGGTTTAAAATATAATGAAGAAATTGAGGCAATTATTTGTATAGCATTATGTCCTGAAGTACCATATACGGTAAGAGAAATGGATTATATGTCTCAAGCGGCCAATCAAGATGGTCAAAGAGGCGAAATAGTTGTTGCTTATACCGTGTGGTCACGTAAAAGAGGTGCAGGTAAAGAGATTGTAAATAAATTAGGTGAATGGGCAAAACAAAATCATTTTAAAAGATTGGTAACATTATCACCACTTACACCTATGGCAACACACTTTCACATTAAAAACGGTGCAAAACAAGTACACATAAATGAAGAGACACAAAATTTTGAATATAAACTTTCCGAATAAAAAATATGGAGTGATATACGCCGACCCACCTTGGTATTTTAAATCAAGGTCAAAGAAAGGTGAGGGTAGAAATCCTAATCAACACTATAATTGTATGGAGTTATTAGACATATGTAATCTACCTGTCAAAGATATATCTGCTGACAACTCTGTACTATTGATGTGGGTTATTGACCCTATGTTAGATTTAGCATTTGATGTCATAGAAGCCTGGGGTTTTCAGTATAAGACCGTAGGTTTTACTTGGGCAAAAACTAATAAAACTAATATGGGAATGTTTACAGGTTTAGGATATTGGACTAGAGGCAATCCAGAAATGTGTTTACTTGCAACAAAAGGTAG